ATCAGTAACGACATGATGCAGCGTTTTGTTATGTTGACAAACAAGGAAATTGAGAAGCGTACGGGACTCTGCACCTATATCATTGAGACCACTGCTGTTAAGAAGTACGAGGGTGACAAAACCATCTATGAGTGTATGTTTATGACTGTCAAGAATAACGGTTTCGCGTTTGGTTTCTCCGTCGCAGCTTCTTTCGAAGTTCAGGGAGATGAAATTCGTTTGATCTCTTTGCGTTCTCAACCTCTTGATGTTCAAACTCCAGAAGATATTAAACCATTCACCCAAGGCGCTTCCGGTAAAGAATTTATCGAGTACAACCTTGTCAAGGAAAAGGCTGTCCCAACTGTGAGTGAGTTGGAATCGGCCAAAAATAAATTACAGTAATTGTAATGCTCAGCATCAATGATGTAACTAAGATTGATGAGAAGAGAAAACAAATCAAGAAGGATATCTACAAAAAGATATACGAACAGTTTTCTCGAAAAATCAAACAATCTGTAGAAATGGGCGCCAAGCAGATATTCTTGGTAGTCCCTTCATTTTTGGTTGGTTATCCTGTATTTGACAGAGCTGCTGCAGCGCAGTATATAGCCAGGCAATTTAGACTTGGGGGATTCAACGTAAGTGTAATTGGAGAGTATGAAGTATATGTAAACTGGATCAAGGATAAACCAAAAAGGGAGAATAAGTCCAGAGATGAAATTGTAGATGAAGGTGAATTCCCCAATTTGATGAACTTGAAGAAGATGGCGAGTAAATACAGGAGAAGTGCGTAGTAAAGGGTTTAATTAAAAAACCTCTTAATCATAAATGGATAACTTAAACGTATTGGTTGAGGCTAAGAAGGAATATTTGGGTCAACTTTGCCTTATTATGTGTCCAGCTATGATTGAAGTTTTTCAAGATATGTACAATGAAGCTACAAAGCTTTCGAAGGGTAGAAAGACGCTCATTATGTTTCAAAAACTTTTGAAGGAAGTTCCAAACTGGTCTAACGCTATGTCCAAGCAGCACACCGACAACGTCGCGAACCGATGTGCTTGGTTTAACGACCTTTTGGCGGCTGTTTTTGTTGCGTGCACTAAGATTCTTTCGGCGGTGCGTCTCAAGTCTGACAACAAGAAGATTAGTCTCAAACTCCCAACGAATGAGGTTTTCATTCAAACTTGTTACAACAACGCCGCGAAGGATCTTTACAAAGATCCATACATTTTCCACGAAGAACAAAGTGAATACGCGCGTGACGAAGCCCTGACACAACGTTTCTGTGCCTGCATTGAGACAAGTGTGAAGGAATTGATTCCAGTCCAACAAATTCTTCAAACCTATATGTCCCAAGAGACTAGAGACATCGACCTCGACGGTGAAGTTCAGGATTCCGAAGATCCAGATGTCTTTGATGGTCAAGAAGGTGAAGCGGATCCATTCCCAGAAGAACAACAGGAGATGGAGCCAATGGCCGGTGAAGGTGAGGGTGAAGCCGAACCATTCGATGGTGGTGAACAACCTCTTCAACCAACTGGTCTCGAAAACGAATTCAAGACGGTCCCAGGTGTTCAGGCGCCACCAGCACCAGAACCACTCGCGGATCATCAAGATATTGCCCGACCAATGGCTCAACCACAAGGTCAATACCATCCACCAGAAGAGGATGACGGTGTCTTCTTTGGTGACGCACCAGAACGGCGTACAAAAAAAGTTGCGTATAATTAAATGGAAGATCTGTCCGAATATCTCCGAGACCCCATAAGTGCCGCACTCATAGCTGCGGCTATAACCGCCGGGTACATTCACCTCAAGGCGCACCTCAATAATGAAGGTAAATTAGAACTAAATAAGTATACAAAACCAGCTATGCTTAACGCAATCCTCGTTTATTTCATTGTCTCTAATGGCCTTGGTCAGAAAGAGGCTATTTCTACAGACCCATTCTAAACTTAAAGATTTACTTCATAATATAAGAAAATGACTTCCGTGAACGCTTTCAACGACATGCTTGGTCAATTTCTTGTGGAACTGCACAAGACTTTTCCAGAAGAAAAGGATATCAAGAAGATGATGACTTCTTTCGATGTATTGAGAAGCACCAACCCGCGCTTGGTTGTAGATGCTTTTATGAAGGGTGTGACACCCTACGCCGACAAGATCTCTGCGAAGGATGAAACTTTCCTCCTCAACGAGATTGAAAAGATTGACTTTTTGAAGGATCTCAACATTAAGAGTTACTGGAATCGTATGTCTCCAAATACAAAGGCTGCGACCTGGCAATACCTTCAAACGCTTTACATGCTTGGTACAACTATTACATCTATCCCAGCAGACACACTTAATCTCATCGAGGGTATCGCGAAGGACTGCGCCGAAAAGATGGAAACAGATGGTGGTGATCTCGACCAAGACGCTCTTATGAAAATGATGGGAAGTATGCTTGGCAGTCTTCCAAAAAAATAAACCTCAGAATATACTAAATGAAGGCTTGGTTCGACGATCCAAAGCAGCTCATCAAGCAAAAATCTATTATGGAGTTCTGGCCAAATAAGAACCAAACTCCAGAACAACGCATTAACGCGGCGTCGAGATTTATCATTTATGCGGCGTCGATCATTTATATTATCAGACGTGATCCACGGATTTTCATTTTAGCTGGTACTGTTTTGGGCGTTCTTTATGTTATGCACAAGTCAAATATGGTGCGCGAAACTTATCGTGTGACTGCGAATAACAAGATTGGTTGCCAGATGCCATCCGCTGACAACCCAATGGGTAACGTGCTCATCACCGATTACACAGATGCACCAAACCGTTTGGAAGCGTGCTATTACCCAAGTGTGCGACCACAAGTGAAGCGTTACCTCGATGATCGTATTCCATATGATGCGGGTCGTTCCCGTTCCCCATTGCCAATGTACCAACGCAATGCTGCGGCGAGGCAATTTGTTACTGCCCCCGTTTCCAAAATACCAGGCGATCAAACTGCTTTTGCGGAATGGTGCTACGGTTCCAAGAACGGTGCTATTTGCAAGACTGACCCTAGATTGTGTAGCCCAAATGCCCGCGGTGCTCAACTTGGACCATTCGGTGGTCTTGACATTAGCGGCGATAGACGATAAATATTTCTTATGTAATAATAAATGGCGTACCAACTTCAGCCTGGTTTATCAATTGTCCAAAACGCTGGTGCGATTGCCCCCGTGAAAGCGACTGACGAAGTTTTCGTTTACCCTCAGCCCAGTTCATTGAACTGTGGTGGTTGCCGCCCAAATACTATGTTGTATGGAACGGCGCCATACATGGCGGGTAAGGGCGCTCCAGCGAACCTTATTGACACAAGTGATCAACTCAGACCTCAAACTACATCCCGATTCAACAAAGTTGTTGTTCCAACCTACGAGCGTAATTTGTTCCCATTGACAAACATGGAGTGCAAGTTGCCATTGCGATCCATGACGTATGATCCATCGAGCACACGAGCCGAACTCCAGAATGGTCTCTTTGAACAAAGATACGCTAATAAAAATGTTAATAACAAATAAGAATGGCTGATCCCATTTCGCTTGCAGCTGTCGCAGGATTGATCTTTGCTGGTCGGGCACTCAGTGAGAAGACCGCGCCACCAGTCAAGGTCACTCAGCAGGAGTCCGTGCCACAAAATGACACAATCTTCCCAACTTCAGAACCAGAAGTCGAAGAGCATAATTTTGAATCACGTGTCGAAGTTCCACAAAAGAGAGAAGTTACCAGCTTTGCCGACATTGGTGTGCAATCGCGTACAGGTGGTCAAGAATTGCTGACCATGCGTGATCGTATGTATGACCGAGGCATCATGAACAACCTTTCCCCAATTGAAAAGCAATTGGTTGGTCCAGGTTTGGGTGTTGGTGCCGAAGTTCCAGCCGTCGGTGGTTATCAGCAAATGTTCAGAGTTAACCCAATTAACGTTGGTGAATACAGACTTACAACACTTCCAGGCCGATCAGGTCCAGCTTTGGACATTACCGGTGGTCGTCGCGCGGCTGTTGGTCAATTGACCCACAATATGCCAGAAAAGACCGCTTACTTGCCCTCGAGACTCCCAAATATGGGTGGTCGTGCTCAGGGTATGTCTGGTGTCACCCCACGGGCGAGCCATCAAAAGACTATGCGAACCACCAATCGTGCCGAAACTGGTCTTCGTTCGGATGGCCTCGGCTTCAATGGCGCTAAGCGTTTCACATCTGCTTTGGCTGTCTCGCAAGATCCAACCAGATTCAAGAGTGATCGTAACGACCAACAATACATCTATGCTAACCAACCA